CCTTTTTTTTGCTTACAATGATTATAAATAGTACATAAAATATGACAAAAAAGAAAATTAAAGAATTAAGACAAATAGTATTAGGTGTAGGTTCACTCATAATTATTATGGGTATACTTGCCTATTGTCTAAACTATATAAATCCTAAACAAAATGTATTAGAAGAATTAGAAGAAAAGATTAAAAAAGTAGAACAAAAAGAGATTATTCTTACAGAAAATGAGAAAGAACTAGAGAAAAAAGCTACTGAAAAAGATTGGCAAGAAGTAGATAATTCAACAGATAAATAGTATTATGACAGACACAAATATAATTGATAGAACGCCTAGTAAATTTGACTATGCAAGTCCTATACAGTTTAGATTTAAAATGACTAAACTTCCAGAAGTAGAATTTTTTATACAGACGGCAAACATACCTGGGATTACTTTAGGTTCAACAAGTTTCGAAACACCTCTAAAAGATATCGCAGGTGTCGGCGACAAGGTCACATATCAAACTTTAGATGTATCATTTCTAGTTGACGAAAATTTAAATAACTATAAAGAGTTACACGACTGGATCACAGGTCTAGGATTTCCACAAGATCACAAACAGTTTAAAAATCTATTAGGCACAGGTAGTGATAGATTTCCAGGAACTACATCTAGCACGGCCGCAACAGGAACAAGTACACCACAACCTTTAGCAGAAGGTGGCATATATTCAGATGCAACACTCACAGTTTTAAATAGTAAGAATATTGCCAAAACTGAGATAAGATTTCAGAATGTTTTTCCTATATCTCTAGGTTCATTATCTTATGATGTTAAGGCAAGTGATGTCGATTATCTACAGGTAAATGCCAGTTTTAACTATATGTATTATGACATAGTTCAGATTTCTTCTTCATAGGCTTGACAATTAATTAAAAAGGTGATAAACTATATACATGACATTAGAAGAATTGCAACAATCAGTTAATAAAGATTTTAAATTAGATGACACGGAACTAGATGCCGAGTCAATCAAGATACCTCTACTACACAACAAATATCTACAACACTTTAATAAGTTTTCTTTACTATTAAAAAAATCAGAATATGATCATAAAACTATGTTGAGAAATAAATGGGAATATTATACAGGTAAGGCAGACCCTAGTGTATATCAAGAGAAACCATTTGACATAAAAGTATTAAAGGCAGATGTACATATCTATATGGATTCTGATCCTGAATTACAAAAGGCAGATCAAAAAGTTGCCTATTTAAATCAGATAGTTAAATATCTTGAACAAGTTTTAAGAAGTATAAACAATAGAACATTCTTGATTAAGAATGCTATCGAATGGAAGAAGTTTACTAGTGGAGCAATATAAAATTATTAACATAAATGAATCAGATACATTCTGTGATGAAATAATTGCAGATGGAGAACAAAAAATATTTGAAAATGCAGATGTTGAAAGTGAAAATAAAGAAGCTAGAAGTTGTAAGGTGTCGTGGATAAATGATAAAAAATATCAAAAATTATTAAGTCATTACGTTATACTATCTAACAAATCATATAATTATTCATTAAAAGAATTTGAAGATTTACAATACACTTTATATAAAAAAGGTGACTACTATGATTGGCATATAGATACTCACGATAAACCTTATCCTAACGGCACAATTAGAAAATTAAGTTTTACATTGTGCTTAAATGATGAGTTTGAAGGTGGTGATTTTAGTATATGTACCCCACACCCAATATCATCATTTACAAATAAAGAAACATTTAAACTTAAAAAAGGTGAGATGATTGTCTTTCCTAGTCATGTATGGCATAAAGTAGATAAGATTACCGAAGGCACTAGAAAATCATTAGTAGGTTGGATCGTAGGAAATCAATGGAAATAATTAATATAAATATAAGTATGACAATATGGAATACACATTTATATGATTATCAATCGGGACAATTCTAATCTCATCATCATAGAAAAGAAAAACGAAGTTTACATTACGGTAGACTGTGACTCTAGCGTACAGCGAGAGATATCTGAATTTTTTACTTTCTATGTGCCAGGTTATAAGTTTATGCCTGCATTTCGTAATCGTATGTGGGATGGTAAAATAAGATTATTCTCACAAAAAACCAAAGAGATTTACTTTGGATTATATCCATATATTAAAGCATTTGCCGAAGAAAGAGGTTACAATATAGTGGCCGCCAAAGATGTAGATATAGATAACAAGGTTGATAGAGAAGTTGTCACTAAATTTTCAAATAGTCTAGGACAGAAATTTGAGGCAAGAGATTATCAGATAGACGCAATATATCATAGTTTAAAACGCAATAGGACCCTCCTGGTGAGTCCTACGGCATCCGGTAAGTCATTCATCATATATTCCTTAATTCGTTATTACAGTCACTTAATCAAAGAGGATGCCAATAATAGAATATTATTAATCGTGCCGACAACATCATTAGTAGAACAAATGTACACAGATTTTGAGTCATATGGTTGGAATGTAAAGAAGTATTGCCATAGATTGTATAGTGGTTATTCAAATCAAACAGACAAAAAAGTGTTGATATCTACATGGCAGAGTCTATACAAGTTGCCAAAAGAATACTTTAAACAATTTGGTTGTGTGTTTGGCGATGAGGCACATCTATTTAAATCTAAATCATTAACAGAGATTATGACTAAACTAATCGATTGTAAATATCGTATCGGTCTTACAGGTACTTTAGATGGTGCTCACACACATAAGTTAGTTTTAGAAGGATTGTTTGGCGCTGTAAATAAAGTTACATCTACTAAGAAACTTATGGATAAAAAACAGTTAAGTAATTTAGCTGTAAGATGTTTAATACTGAAACATACTGAAGCCAATTGTAAAATTATATCAAAAGGTAAATATCAAGATGAGATAGATTATCTTGTAGGCAGCACATCAAGAAATAATTTTATTCGTAATCTAGCATTAAAACTTAAAGGTAATACTTTGATATTATTTCAACTTGTAGAGAAACATGGTAAGAACTTACATCAAATTATTCAAGACAAGGCCGAAGAAGATCGAAAAATATTTTATATATACGGCGGTGTTGAAACAGAAGAAAGAGAAAAGGCAAGAGCGATAGTTGAAAAAGAAAATAATGCTATTATTGTAGCAAGTTATGGCACTTTCTCTACTGGTATTAATATCAAGAATCTACACAATATAATATTTGCAAGTCCTTCAAAGAGTAGAATAAGAAATCTACAATCAATTGGTAGAGGATTAAGGTTAGGCGACAATAAAGTCAATGCCACTTTATATGATATATCAGATGATCTAATTTACAAGTCTAAAGAAAATTATACGCTAAAGCACTTTCAAGAAAGAATAAATATATACAACGAGGAAGAGTTTGATTACGAGATACATAATATTAACTTAAAGGATTAAAATGGATACTATTAAGGAAAAAGATTATCGTATGGTAAGATTAATTGATGGCAGCACCATTATGGGTACTATCTCAGTTGATAAAGACTTCTTACGAATTACAAACGCATTAGAGATACACACGGTACAAAGGTTAACAGAAGTAGGTTCTAAAGAAGATACTACTTTGAAACCTTGGATACTATTTACAGATGATAAAACTTTTATTATTCCTAAAGATAAAGTATTAATAATTACACAGGCAGATCAACATATATCACATTACTATGAAGTGATATTACAAAAGATAGAAAACGATAAAGCGAACGCCAAACCCGTATTGTCTGCTGAAGAAATGGATAAGATATATGCATTGGCAGATCAGATGGATAGATTACGGCAAACTGAACCAAAAGAAAATATACAATGGTCGGAAGATGATTTAATTGATTTATTTGGCAAGAAAACTATTCATTAATAGAGAGCTATATAGCTGGTTCCCCAAGCGACTACATACGCAGTATATCATGGAATTCCAGACTCGTCAAGCGTTTTGAAAAATAAAATTAATTAATACAACCTGCTTTACAATTAGCTACAAAAATGATATAATAAGTTATATTAATCAGAAAGATAAATTATGGAAAAAACAAAAGCAAAGTTGAAACCTCATTATGTAGATAATAAGAAGTTTCTTCAGGCTATGATCGAACACCGTACTAAAGTTCAAAAGGCGGAAGACCGAAAAAGAAAACCACCAATAGTGACTAACTATATAGGTGAGTGTTTTTTAAAGATCGCTAATCACTTATCTTACAGACCTAATTTTATAAACTATACTTATCGTGATGACATGATCTCAGACGGTATAGAAAACTGCCTACAATACATGAGCAATTTTAATCCAGAGAAATCTAATAATCCGTTTGCATATTTTACACAAATTATATATTATGCATTTATCAGAAGAATACAAAAAGAAAAGAAACAGCAAGATGTTAAGGCTAAACTAATTGCTAATTCTGGTAGTGAAATGATGTTAGATACCTTAGTTGGTGATGATGCTCAATATAGAAGTCAGATGTTAGAGTTCTTACAAAGAAATGTAAAAGAAAGTGATCCAGCAGAACCTAAAAAAGTAAAGAAGAAAAAGAAAAAATAGATAATGAAAATAGCGTTGTTAAATGATACTCACTTCGGTGTGAGAAACGATAGTATGATCTTTGATGACTTTCTACATAAGTTCTATGAAGAAGTATTTTTTCCTTACCTAGAAAAACATAATATCAAAACACTTATTCATTTAGGTGATGTTGTTGATAGAAGAAAATATATTAATTTTAGAGTTGCTGATAATTTTAGAAAAAAGTTTCTAAACAAACTATGGGATATGAAGATAGATACTCATATGTTAATTGGTAATCACGATATCTATTTTAAAAATACAAATAGTGTAAACTCTTTACAACAGTTGTGTACAGCACCTGATGGTGTTAATGAACCATGGATATATGAAGAACCTAAAGTAGTTGACTTTGATGGTCTAAAGATATTAATGTTACCGTGGATTAATCCAGAAAATCAAGAACAATCTTTTAATATGTTAAACACAGCAAATGCTGATGTATGTATGGCACACCTAGATTTAAATGGTTTCTATATGCACGAGAATATAACACAAACACATGGATATGATAAGAGTATTGTAAAAAGATTTGATAAAACATTTAGTGGTCACTTTCATTCTAAAAGTGATGACGGTCAGATATTTTATCTAGGTGCTCAATACGAAATGACATGGTCAGATTATGGTCAAACAAAATACTTTCATATATTTGATACAGAAACAAGAGAGATAGAGGCAATACCAAATCCTAATACTATATTTGAAAAGTTAATGTACAATGATACCGAAACAAATTATGATGATTTTAATATAGATCATCTACATAATAAATTTGTAAAACTTATTGTGGTTAATAAAAAGAATAATGAAATGTTTGATAGATTAGTTGATCGTTTATATAATAAGATAACTGTACATGAATTAAAGATATTAGAAGATTATTCCGATCTTAATGCTAATCTTGTAAGTGATGATGTTGTTGAAGGTACGGAAGATACAATGACACTTGTTAATAACTATGTAGATCAACTACCAGTAGATTTAGATAAAGACAAGTTAAAGAATATGATTAAAGAAACATTTTTAGAGGCACAAGATGATATCATTACCAAATAAAAAATATAATATAATCTATGCCGATCCACCTTGGCACTTTAAATCAAGAAGTGAAAAAGGTGAAGGTAGAAATGCTACTCAACATTATGATTGTATGTCATTAAAAGATATATGCGATATGCCTGTTGAAGAAATAGCAGATAAAGATTGTGTATTATTAATGTGGGTTACTGATCCATTATTAGAAAAAGCATTTAAAGTTATTGACGCTTGGGGATTCACTTACAAGACAGTAGGATTTACCTGGGCAAAATCAAATAAAAGTAATATGGGTATGTTTACAGGATTAGGATATTGGACAAGATGTAATCCAGAAATGTGTTTACTTGCAACAAAAGGCAAACCTAAAAGAGTTAGTAAATCTGTAGCACAATTAGTTATAGATCAACGTAGAGAACATAGTAGAAAACCAGATAGAATCAGAAACGATATAATTGAATTGTGTGGTGATCTACCTAGAATAGAATTATTTGCTAGACAAAAAACTAAAGGATGGGATGTGTGGGGTAATGAAGTATGATAGTATTTAAAAAAGTAAGATATAAAAACTTTCTATCAACAGGTCAACAGTTTATAGAGATACAACTAGATAGATCATCAAAGACATTAGTTGTAGGTGAGAACGGTGCTGGTAAGTCAACTATGCTAGACGCATTATGTTTTGGTCTATTTCAAAGAGCATTTAGAAACATTAAGAAAGATCAAATGGTTAATAGTATTAATGAAAAAGATTGTGTTGTAGAAGTAGAGTTTGTTATAGGTAAGAATGAATACAAAGTTATAAGAGGTATTAAACCTAATATATTTGAGATATGGTGTAATGGCATAATGTTAAATCAAGATGCTGCCGTTAGAGATTATCAGAAACATTTAGAATCAACAATATTAAAATTAAACTTTAGATCATTTACACAAGTTGTTATATTAGGTAATGCTTCGTTTGTACCTTTTATGCAATTAAGACCAGAATATAGAAGACAGGTTGTAGAAGAAATATTAGATATTGAAATCTTTTCTAAAATGAATTTTCTATTAAAAGACAAAGTAAAAAATCAAGATGAATTGATTAAACAATCAGATTTTAATTTTCAGTTAATAGAGAGTAAAGTAGATTCACAAAAGAAACACATAGAAGATATGAGTGGTAATAATCAAC